CGACTCCTCCGGCGAGCTGTTCTTATACCCAGTGGGACGCCGAGCTACATAAAGAGTTGGCCAAGTGTCCGACGCCGGCAGAATTGGCGGCCTGGCTGGAAGCTAATCCTCCGAAACTCGATCCGTAAACCAATAAAATAGAAAGACAAAATGGCACTCGTACATGTAGAAATTTGGTATTACAGCGGCGCTCCTGGCGCGTCTGTCCCTCCCGGTCATCATCCTTCGCATCCCATCGCTCCTGGCGGACCTCCGGTCGGTCCCGATCAAGGTTTACCCAAACCTCCTGGCCGCCCTGACCAAGGTTTGCCTCCTGTTCCCGGTCATCCTGACCAGGGGTTACCAAGCGTTCCTGGCCGCCCTGATCAAGGGTTACCACCTGGCAGCGGAGTGATTGCGCCTCCGATTGTTCTACCACCGGAAATCTGGCCGCCAATCCTAATTCCTCCTCCTGAGGCGACGCATCCAATTGCGCCTGGTGGAGCTCCGCCGCAACCGGATCAAGGTTTGCCGCCGGCGCCTGATCAAGGCTTGCCGTCAACTCCGCCGGCGCCTGATCAAGGGTTGCCTCCGGGGCAACCTGCAAAACCCGACCAAGGTTTGCCGCCGACGCCGCAACCGAAGAAATAGGTGAATCTGGTAAAAACAGTGGGCAGCGTCAGAGTCTATGAGGACTCTGGCGCGCTCGTGTACAAAGCCGGGGCGACCGTCAACGGTGACGGAAGCCCTCATTGCTATCATCCCGATGACGACCAGGCGCTCGATTACCTGGCGAATGCCGGCGAGCCCGGTAACTGGTGGGGCGTTTACGCGCCGGACGGTGAACCGGTTGTACAATCGATCTATCATCCGGCACCCGGTTATTACATTTCGACGACGGCCTTAACTAATGCGGCGTATCCCGAAGATCATCCGGACCATTATATCGACAGCGAACGTTATCCGTTTTGCGTGGTTCCAGGCAACTTCGGTAATGGCTGGAAGCTTGGCGATGTAGGTTTTGTTTTGAATGAAAAGACGCAAGACAACATGTATTGCGCGACGGCTGATATCGGCCCGGCAAACCATATCGGCGAAGTGTCGATGCTCCTGGCCAAATGCCTGGGATTAAAACCTGATCCGAAAACTGGCGGGTGCGAATCGGGCATTGTCTATGTGGTCTTTCCTGGCAGCGATCCGGTATATAGGTCTTGGGATGAGAAATGCGATATTGCCGTGGAGACTTTTGATATCTGGGGTGGGCTTTCAAGGTTGAAACAAATCGCCAAAGAATTGTGAGCACCATCCTGATTATCATCCTCTTAATTATCCTCCTGGGAGGAGGTGGCTACTGGGCGTATCCGCGCTACGGGTATGGCGGGCTCGGTGGCATCCTGGGTTTGGTCCTGATCATCATCCTGATTCTTTATCTGGTGGGGGGACTCCGGTTTTAAAAAATGGCCGAGAATAAAAATCTGAGTGATGAAGTGAAACGTAAACGGGCGGCTGAGCAATTGATGAATCCGGATACGCAACAGTTTTGGAGTGATACTTTTTTGCATGAGCCGTTTCCTGACGATCCTAATGCGCCTATTCAGGATTACGTATATCCTCCAGGTTACACGTTCCCTATTCCCGAAGGGACTCTTGATACAATGCCTAATCAGTTTGAGGCGATTCCGGGGTGGGATCCTGACAAGCGTGGAATGTCTCCCTCTTATTATAGTCCGCGAGTTCCAGGGACTCTTGACCGGCCCAGTATTACTTTTCCTGAGGATGCAACGTTAAGGACTTGATAAATGGCGAGCACCTACACCGACGTAAATTTCAGCAACGCCAAGATGAACGGGATCACGGCGAATAAGCTGAATCTTCTTCGCGACGATCTCTCTGCGGCGATCGGGAGCGGTGGCGGCACAGCAGGGCCACCGGGCCCAACTGGTCCACCTGGCCCAACCGGACCTCAGGGTGCGCCTGGTCCGCAAGGTCCGCAAGGTAATCCTGGCACTGCGGGAGCAACTGGGCCAGCGGGGCCGAAAGGCGATACTGGCGCAATTGGTCCACAAGGTCCGCCTGGCACGAGTGCCAATCCAGGCACCTGGACCAACCTCGCTCTCGGCACAGGCTGGACGGCGCCGACTCAGGCGCAGTACAGAGTCGAAGTAAACGGCGCGGTGTCGACGGTCTATTTCCGAGGGGCTATCCAGGCGGCTTATTCCGCCTTAGGCACCACGGCGTTTACGGCGCCGGCGGGAGCTCTGCCATCGATGACACGGAGTGCGGTCTTGGGTGGCGCACAAGTCACAGGAACGCCGAGCGATATCGCGAGCTATCTGGCGAGCGTCAGTAGCGCCGGGGTGTGCACGATCTATTTTCTGTGCGGGGCGGCTTTTGTCTGGGCGGATCCAAGCAAGACGCAGCAGGTTTACCTTGAGGGACTTTCTTACAGCTTATGAGCGACATCGTTACCAGTCGAATCTTCGTGGACGGCGAGAAAGGCATTACCGCGGCAAAGCTCAATGATATTGTGGCTAGCTCGGTGATTCAGCCGGCGTTTTACACGTCTAAGCCTACGGCCAGTACGGCGGATCCTACTGACGTGATGCTGCTTTTGAAATCAGGCGCTTATGCACAGGTGCCGGTATCGACGCTAGCGAACAGTATATCGAATTCGCAAATCTGGAGTACGCGGTTACGGAGCTTTAACGCGATCGGCAATCCGAACTTCGAGATGGATCAAAGGAATATTGGTAATGTCGTTGCTGCTCCGGCGACCGGGACGCTGATTCAAGACAGATGGGCAATTCAGAAAGCCGGGACGCTGGTCGCTTCGTCTGGGCGCCAAACTGCTGCGGCCAGCGAAGTTTTAGTACCTGGGACAAATTTCGCGATCAGCCGGAATTTTCACCGGCTCACCATGACAACGGCGCAAGCCAGTTTAGGGGCAAGCGATAACCTGATGCTCTTCACCCAGATCGAAGGACCGCAATTCCGCGAGCTGCAATACGACGTTCATTCGATCAGTTTACTGGTGCGCACGAGTGTAGCGGGGTTGAATTTCGGGCTCAGTGTCCAGGATCCTGCAACGACGACCAAGAGTCTGGTCAAATTGTGTACGGTCCCAGCGTCAAACACCTGGACGCTGATAGCTCTGCCTAATTTGCCGGTTTTTCCAAGCGGTAATTTCAGCACTGTCCCAGGGGTATTGGGATATTTGTTAGGGATTTGTTTAGCTGCTGGAGCAACGATGATCGCGCCGGCCAACGACACATGGCAAAACGGCAATTTTATCGGGGCAGTAGGTCAATCCAATTTTGCGGCAGGTTCGGCATCCACGTTCGACATTGCTTTCGTGCAGCATGAACCCGGCCCGGTCTGCTCGACCTTTATTGATAAGCCGTTCTCGGCGAATTACGACGAGTGTTTGCAGCATTTTCAGAAGAGCTACGATTATGCAACTATCCCTGGAACGGTTACGAACAACGGTATAGTGATGGGTCCTGTCTTTGCCGGGAACCCGCCACAATTATGGACACCGTTTAAAAAACGCATGTCTAAAGTGCCATCTGTATTTGCCTACAGTCCTTCGACTGGCGCGGGTAATAATGTCCGAGACGGCACTGCTGGAATTGATAGAGCTACGTCCAGTCCGTGGTTTCCTGGGGAAAATGGATTCAGCGGCTTTGGCACAGCAAGTACGAATGCCGCAAACGCAATATATAATTTTCATTGGGTTGCTGGCACAGGATGGTGACTTATGACAGTAAACGATATTAGCACATTCTGTTGTCAGACGGTTGGTGACACGAGCTCCGACATGCAGGAGTTCGCCAAGAGCGCGATCCGGCTCAAGTATAAGACGCTCTACGACGCCCATGCCTGGCGCGAGAGTATGCGGACCTACAATATCGTTCTGGATCACGCGCTCAACGGTTCACTCTTTCTTCCGTATGACGCCGAGGAAGTGATCTTCTTAAAGCTCTCGATAGACGGCGTCAATTTCATGCGGTTGAACTATCGGGAACGCGATTGGATCGAGCGCGTCTGGGCAACTACATTATATTCGTTGCCGGGCAATTGGCCGCTTTATTACCGGGCGGAAAACTTAGCGTGGCCGTATATCGGCGCGGGGAAGATCACGTTTTCCACAAGCGACTTAAGTCCGTTCAACGTCTTTATCGAAGGCAAGGATTACAATGGGAACCCGGTCAACGAAGCTTTTGTCCTGAACGCGAGCTTGTTGCCTGACGGTATCACAGTTGTTCCGCAATCGGTTACCACGGTTAACCTGTACAAGACCGTGCTTTCGTTATCCAAAGATGGCGGAAATCTGACAGTGACGGACGCGAACGGCATGGCAATTGTTATGAGCGGTGAAAGGTCGAGTTTTACCTTTTCGCAGTTCGTCCTTTTCCCGCCTTTGGTCTGGACTAACCCGGACAGTTCACCGATCCCGTATACGGTGCAGACGCAGGTCAAGCTCAAGGCGGATGCGCTCGACAACGATATGAGTGTTCCGCGGATCAGCCATATCTGGGACGCTCTGATTGAGTTTACACTCTCGGCGCTCTACACGCGGGCGCGGCAACTAACCAAGGCAGACTCGCGCGAGCAGAAAGCGATTCAGCACGTGCAGGCTGCGGTGAATGTCGAGAAAAATCAGAGTGAGAGTCGGCAGCAGGTTATTCCGACGATGTATGAGGAAGGCGATTATCTCGGGGAACGTTATCGGTATGTAACCAGCGCAACGCCGTTCGGATAGAATGCTAACTCAAGATCTACTCCACGAATTGTTTATTCTCGATTCCGAGAATGGAGTTCTTATTGCGCGCGCGGATGGGATTAATAGAAAGAAAGGGCAAGTTGTTGGGGGGCCAAGTGCGACAAAAGGCAGGACGTATTGGCAAGTGTCAGTAAACAGCAAACTATATCGTAGATCCAGGCTGATCTTTTGTATGGTTCACGGCTATTTCCCGGAAATCGTAGATCACATAAATCTCGACTCCTTAAACGACCGTCCTGAAAACTTGCGTGCGGCAACGCCGTCGCAAAGTTCAGTGAACACCAAGCCGCGGATTCGGAAGCATTTTCTTCCCCGAGGCGTCTGGTTGTGCAGGGGCAGGTTTCAGACAAGGATGACGGTTAATTATAAGCCAATTCATTTGGGCACTTTTGATACTCCAGAAGAAGCCAGTGCGATTTATCAAGCTGCACTAAAAAAGACATGGGGAGGCTTTGTGCCAAGATGCAATGGAACTCTAACTTAGATGATGAAGTTATTATTGACGGGAGCGTGCCGATTGCTGGGGTGGATAACGCGCAACCGCCGAGCGCGATCGGGCCGACGATGGCAGCGGATGCCGAAAATCGGCTGGCGTCTCTGGACGGGTTAAACCGGCCGCGGCCAGGGATCATCCGGCTGCAGCAACCGAGCGCTAGCTTTGATTCGATTCATCATCTGGGGCAAGGCAAGTTTCTTTCTAACGATGCCGGGAATTGGTTTCTCTATGATTCGCGCAGTAACGTGATAGCGTCCGCGCCAGGCGGTCCTGCGTTCTCAAGCGGGCAAAACGTTTATTCGGCCCTGGCAGATATTCCGCTTTATTTTTCTACCGGAGGCGGTTCTTCAACGGGGGGCCCGCTGTGGAAGTATGTGGTAGGCACTGGATTTAGTTCGGTGGTCTTGCCGGCTCCTTACGATTTGGCGCTGTACCCGACCTGGGCGCTTTATCGTCTGATCTACGCCTACGAGAATAATCTGATCATTTCTGACATTCTGGACCCTGAGGTCTTCAACCTGACCACGCAAATGCTGACGCTTGATCCGGTGCAATCCGATTACATTACCGGGATGTGTCTCTGGCAAGGGCAACAGATTGCGGTGTTCCGCAACGGCTCGACCTGGATGGCGCAAACGGGGCCGAATTTGCCGGTACTTAATTGGGAGCTCGACCGGGCCAGCGCGACGATAGGTTGTTGTTGTCACGGCACGATCGTCCAGTGTGGCGTTGACGTGTATTTTCTGAGTGAGACTGGTCGCGGCGTTTACGCGCTTTCCCAGATGCCGACCTCGAACCAGATGGGCGTCTGGACGCCGATCAGTCAGCCGATTAAGAGGTATATCGACCGAGTCAACTGGTCAGCGATCCAGTGCGCGCGGGCTACGTACTGGAATGATACTTACCAATTGGCGGTGCCACTCGACGGGGCGAGCTACAACACGCATACGCTGATTTTTTCGGTGACTTTGAATTCATGGCAAGGGCTCTGGTGCCATAAAGACGCGAGCGGTCAGGATGTTACCTTGAGAGATTTTGCGCGCGACAGAACTAATCCGGATGGGACCGTGCTGCTATTAGGTACGTTGGACGGGACGATTTCCCAAGTTACCTATCCGACTGATCGCCGCTACTTTGATCAGAATATCGACGGGACCAGGACGTTATTTGATTCTTCACTAATGAGCAGGTCGTTCACGTTCGGCGGCGACATGCAGCAGCAGTATCAGTTCGGCGGGAAAGTAAACCAGATCCAGCCGTACTCGGCGCAGCTCCAGTTTGTCGAGTCTGACGACGACGTGGATGTGACGATCTGGGGCGATCGCACGATCCGGCTCCTGGATAAATCGAGCCCGACCAACAACTATCTTTTGACGCTGACGATTCCGGGGTTCCCGTTCGACCTTGATAAAGAAGGCTATTATAACCTGCCGCTTTCATTATCGGGCTCTGGCATTTGCAACGAGCTGCAGATTGAGCTTTCGGGGCTGGGCAACTGGACAGTATACCAGATGAAACTGGCGGCGTTTGAAGCGATGCCACTCACGACCATATGAAAACCACTCTCGAATTTGTAGGCTTTGTTTGGTTGGCTGACCGAATGGTTCCCTTCATTAAAGAGAATCATAAGAAGTGGCAGGACACGCCGGATCAGAAACTCTACGAATATCTGGCCTGGTTTTGGGGTAAGGATTTACTAGCTGTCAGTCTTTGCGGAGAAGAAATAAATGGGGTTTGCACCATCAAGCTCTTTGATCAGCTCGAGGATTTTCTCTCTCCTAAGGCGTTTAATCCGACCGGCAAATTTTGCATGGTCGATT